CCTTGTTGGCCAGCTCGATGTCGTAGCGGGCAAAGCCGGGGCCCCAGGGCAGCGTGGTGCCCTCGGGCGCATCGTTGTACGACCACGGCAAACCCGTGTTCGAGCGGACAAAGCTGCGGATAAACGACGTGAGGCGCTGAACGCGGATAATCCGCGATGCCTCGCTCATAGAGTCAACCTCCTCTGGGGCCACGCCCAGGTAATCACTGTTGGGGCCGCCCTCGATGTCTGCCTCTGCGCAGTCACATTCGGCGGGTCGGGTGCGGTACGTGAATCGATAGGTTTTGGCCTTGGCCAGTGCGCCCGCGATCAGGTCCTCCACGCACACGGTCGGGCGCGTGGCGGGGTCGCTGCGGGGGATGCTCACAAAATTGGTGCTGATCGTGCTGGCCGGCGGCGTTGGCGGCGCAGGCACGGTCGGGATGGTGAACCCGTAGGCGCCACCGTTGAATGCTGCGGCTGTCGTGGCGCTGCCCAGCAACCCCGACACCTGACCGCGCACTGTCCACGTCTCTGCGCCGTTTTCAGCGGCGCTAGTGCATTTGATCGTCAGCACTTCGGTCGGTGCCGCCGTGCCCACGCTCACATCGACGACCGCTTCCTTGATGTATTCCGTGCCCTCAGCCGTCTGCGTGGCCACATACGGCCGCGTCTGCACCGATAGCTCGGTGATGCCCTGCCCGCCCGGGCGCAGATCGTTGACGATGGCGCCCTCCACCGTCACCAACGTGGCGTTATCGCGTATCTCGGTCAGCGCGTCGTACAGCGTGACGATTCCGGTCAGTGTGTCGGTGGTGGTGCCGTTGGTGATGCTGATGCTGTGCGTGCCGCTGACGGCATACACCACCGTTCCCGCTGCCACACTGCGCACTGGCGCCGGGCTGAATCCGTAGTGCCACGCGCCCGCACGCCACTGCCGATAGGGCCGGTAAACCTGCGGGTCCATGCTAAAACGAATGCGCGGTGCGGTGGCAGGCACCGTGCCATCTGGGTTGAGCGTGACCGCGCCGAAATTCCATTCGTCGCCGATAAAATCGTTGCTGCCCGCCGACATCGCCACTTGCACGGCAAAATCGGTGGCCGTGGTCGTCAGGCTCGTGCTGTCCACGCTCAGGCTGATGTCGTTGCCCGCATCGCCCGACACCACTGCCACCAGCGTGGCCGACTGAAACGGCAGCCGCGCGAATCGGGTTTCGGTGCCCAGGTCTTCGAGTGTGACGACGAACGTCTGCGCGTCGACCGTGCCCGCTGCCGACAGGTCAGACATCACGCCATTGCCCACGCCCGAAAACTCAGGTGCCGACACCCGGCGCGTGGTGCCGCCATCGTCGACAATTTCCACATCCAGCACGATGTCGCTGGTGCCCGTGTAGTCACCCGACAAACTCACCACACCGCCGCCCGCTTTGGCCGTGGTGTCGGTGCGCACGTAGTCCCGCGAGGCCACGGTGTTGGTCGCCGAAATACCCAGCGCAGACAGTTGATTGCGGTCGTTGGTGATGTAGCGCACGGTTATCGGGCTCCGATGTAGAGTCGGTTGATTCGGTCGAGCGACGGCTTGAGCTTGCGCACCAGCGCATCGGCATCCAGCGCATCACCCGAAATGTTGATCACGATGCCGCCCGGCGTCGGCAATTGGCTGCCCTGTGTGCGGGCGCTGGTTACAGTGGATGTCACCGAGGCACGACGGCGGTCGGATTGCTCACGCTCGGCAGCGGCTTCGCGTTCGGCGGCGCGCTTGGCCGCAATCTGCGCCATCTCACGGGCGAACTGTTCCTCGCTGCGGCGGCGCGCTTCGGCGGCCTCGGCGGCACCAGCAGAACCCGCCGTCGCGGCCAATTCCTCGATCTGCGCCAGGCGGTCTTGGTGCTGACGTTCCAGCACTGCGGACTCGTTGCCGGCAGCGCGGTCGGCTTCGTCCTGCAGCTCGCGGTTCAGCGATTGAAGCTCTTCCAGCGCGCTCTTGGCTTCGTCGCCGATGCCAGCCACCGCCGCTGCTGCTGCCTCGGCTTCCGCCTTGAGCTTGCTCAGCGTGGCTTTGTCCAACAGCTTGAGATCATCGCGGGCGTTTTCGGCACCGTTCTGCACCGCCTCGATATCCTGCACCAGCCGCGCCGCCTCATCACCGGCACGAGCCAGATTGCCACCAAACCGGTTGCCGAAATCGATGGCGGCATAGCTGGCTGCGTCCGTCACGTTGCCCACTTCACGCAAGTCACGCGACAGTAGATCAGCAGCGGTGGACGCGTTCTGCAACTCGATGCGGGTCTGGATGCCAGCGTCTTCGAGGTCTTGGAACAAATCCGTAAGCGACTGCCCCACACCGCCGCCCTGCCCCGTCTGGAACCGGGTAAACATTTCCTCGGCGGCGGCGCTGGTGGCGCTGAACTCTTCTTTGAGCTGCACCAGCCGGTTGATGTAGGCACCGACAACGCCGTTGCCTGCGGAGGCGGCGTTGCTCACTCCATCCACGCCGCCGGATGCGCCATCGGCTGCGGATTCGACATCCTTCAATGCGGCAGTAGATCGCTTCCCCGCATCTTCCAGCTTGGTAGCCGCGCCTGACCCTGCATCACCAAGCCCATCCAGTGACTTCTTGGCATCGCTGATGCTTTTGTTCAGCGCCGCAATTTGTGCATCGACGTCGCGATACTGCTGCAGCAGCGGGCCGTTGTAGTTGGGGTCTGCAGCAAACGCCGCAGCCAGTGCGGCCTGCATGGCAGTGGCCTTTACCGACAATGCTGCTCGGGTGCTTTCCCACTGCGCAATGATCTGCCGTGTAGCGCGCTCGCTTTCGGTGGCGGCGCGGCCAAATGCCGTTTTACCAAGATCAAGGTCTTTCAGCTTGGTATCAACCAACGCCATCGCAATGGCGTAGTCCTCAATGCTCAACTTCCCACGCGCAAAGGCCGCCTCGATGGATCGCCCTAGCGCGTCGACCTCTTCGCGTGTCGTCACCTTCGACAGCGCGCTCTCGAACGCCATGCCGACCTGTCGGGCGCTACTTTCCGCCGACTCAGCAATCGAATCGAACGCTGCGATCAGCGCGAACCCTTCTTTTGTGATTCCGCTAGATGCAGCCTTGGCGTTGACTTCCAACAGCGCCATCGCATCCGCGACAGCCTTCGCTTCCGCGCTCAGCTCGGAACCCTGAAACGACTGCTCAAGCTCTGCGCCTGCCGTGCTTACCGCCAGCATCGACTCACGAACATCCGCAAGCCGATCCTTGACCTGCGCCAGTTGCTCGATCTCTTCTGCGGTCGCCTCGCCAAGCCCGCGCTTTGCTGCCAGCTCTTTGCCCTGGGCGACCAGTAGGTTTTCCAACCCCTCAAGTTGCTGTGCATAGGCGCTGCGCTGCTCTTCATTCAGCTTGCTGACTTCCTGCGCGGTTTTCAGCGTGACGTTGCTGTAGTTGCTCCACTTGTCCGCTGCCGCCGCCGCTGCATCGCCGGAATCTCGCAGCGAGTTTTCCAGCTCTGACAACGACTCGCCTGCATCGGTAGCGCGCCTATACAGCTCGTTCAGTTCTTCACCCAACAGCGCGCCGACTTCATAGCCGCCAACCGCTGTGCCTGCAACGATGAATCCCTGCAGCGAATTCGCAAGTCCAGCCACTGCCGCCGCCACTTTGTTGGCGACACCCGTCACTGCCGCCGTCGCGCCGATGGACTGCACGCCTGCGACAAATTCCGTTACCTTGCCAACCGAGCTTCCTGCCGCCGCGCCGATGGCCGAAATGCCCGACGCCAGTGCGGCACCCGCCTGTGCCACCTTGAGGGCCACATACGCTTTCGCCAACAGCAGGATCGCACCGCTGTATTCGCGAACAAACCCAACCGATGACTTGATCGCCTCGGACGTGCCGACAATTGCATCGCGAATATCAACCGCCCAGATTTTCAGCGTGCCGTTGGCGCCAAGCGCCTTTACCTCGGCATTCAGCGCCACCAACTGCTGCTTGAAATAATCCAGCACACCCGCATCCGACACTTCCTGCAGGAAGTTCGCAAACGCATTCTTGGCTTGCGTCACAAGCCCCGACAACGTTCTTAGGCCACGTGCCGCTTGGCCTTCGGCGCTCTTGCCAATCTCGTTCAGCAGTGCCGAAATCACGTCGCGACCGAGCTTTCCTTGCTCGCTGAGCTTCTGCAGCTCCTGCACGTTTTTTCCGGTGGCCTGGGCGAGCAAATCCCACACCGGCACACCGCGCTCAACAAGCTGCAGGATCTCTTCGCCCTGCAGCTTCTGCTTTGCCCATGCCTGACCAACTGCCAGGATGATGCCGTTCA